AAGTTCTGACATTAACTCAAAAGAATTACTGTAGATTCTCATTCTTCTGTTTCTTTAAAAGTTTCTTCTTATATGCTTTACGTTGAGAATAGGATATCACATTTTCTGGATATTCTATATCTTCATATTCTAATAGCAAGTCCTTTGCTAACAAAGCTTGGTATTCGTATAAGTCCGGACGAAGTACTTTAAAACTCCTGAAGAATACCTTAAATGAAGACCATTCTTTCTCTGTACCCTTTTGGATTTTCTTATAAACCTCTTTAACTCTTTTAGTCCAAGGATTATCTATACCCTTGATTACTTTCTTTAAAGGTTTATAAGCTGAGTACATTAAGAGTGTCTCTACATTCCCATACATTTGAGTCGCAAATAGGTTGATTTGTACTGACTGGTCCGGCCCATACACATATTCGGCCATCCGTTGAATTAATAGGAAGTCGAATATTAACCTCTTTGTAATCTCTGATGCTCTGATTACCATTGTAATAACTGGGATGTCCTCTTGAAATCTCTTCGAAAAAGTTGCAGCAATTAAACATTGTTTACCGTTATCATGATGATTATTAAACATATATGTAACATTGTAATTCTGATTATACTTGTTCTTCAGGATTCTTAATTTGCTACGTAAGAGGTCTAACTTATTAAAATCAATATAATTATTCAATAAGCTCGTCCACTTAGTTTCTTTGTAATTAAAACACCTGCCATAATCAAAATCTGGGTCTACCCATGCTTTACGTATTTTTATAAACACATTGTATGCTACTGCAACTCCACTGTTTGCAGTAGCACCTTTATCAAAAAGAACGGGGTCTAATCTTAAGAAAGCCTCATTCAATTTCTCCCATGCATCTTGTGAAGTAGCAAACTCCAAAGAGTGGAGGGTCTCCTCCGTATTCGATTGAAGACCCTCTAATTTTCTATTCCATCCACTCATTAGTAATTTGTTTTTTGTCTCCAGAGGTTAAGTCTTTGTTTCTTAAAGAATAACCTGTAGATTGATTCATCTGAAAATCCTTGTAATCCCAAGAATCCCATATATAGGTAGAAAGCTTTTACCAAAGAATACTGAAAGTCTAATTCCTTAGTCATTACTTGGGTTTGTTTCCATGGTCTACACTTAAGAAGATTCCTTGCAATATTCAATTCATATACTACATTGAATAATAATACCTTCTCTTCTTCGTGAGATGCTTCACTTAAAGTATTAAACCCGGGAGTATAATCTTTTACTGATTCATGGTCTTCATCAATCATATTAAACCGATTAACTAAACCAATACTACCTTCGGTAACCATGGCTATACCCAGTGTAATTACGTCCTTCAATTCCTTTACTTTGAAGTCAGAGTAATCTACTACGTAAGACGTCCCCCAGGAGAAGATATCTTCTGGTAGTATATTTGCAAAGTGGAACAAAGTGAATAGGAATCCCAGAGCATCTCCCTGTTCTTCATTGGCATTCTGCAAATGGTTGAGTACCTGAGTATATTCATCCTCTGTTAACTGGTCAATATTCCATCCCCACTTGTGGCATATCTTTACTACCTCAGAGGTAGATTCATAACCCTCCATTAGTTCTTCGATAACCCGGGCAATAAAATCCTTAAGAACTACCTGATTTTGATGATTATTGATATCAACCGGGTAATCGGGTAGCTTTTCTATTTGCCGGTAGCCGTCTAATTGTTCTAACGAAAGAGAATACATTGCTTGTAAATACGTACCTACTTCTAAAGAAGGTACGATTTCCTTGATATTACGTATGTCCATTACTTACTTCCTGTTGAATTAAATCCACCTTCACCTCTTGTTCCCCACATTTGAGATTCAGAATAAAATTCTTCTGATTGAATCTCCTCGGGTTCTGTGAGATAGATTGGTACATGAATAAATTGGGTTGCTTTCTCATCCACCTTTAGAGTCTGTATTACTCGACTGAGATTGATTATACCAATATGAATCTCTCCTACATAAGGAGAATCTACAATCTCTGCAGTATACAGAAGACCTTTTTTAGAAGCAAGCCCAGACTTATTAGCTGCCATGAGCATAGACTCTTGAGGTTCAATAAGAGGTTTAATACCTGATGGGATAAGGATTCTCCCTCCCGGGTAGATTTGAATATCAGTTACGAAGTTGGTAGTTGTATTTACTCCCAATACAAAATCTGGGGTAAAATTATTTGGAGACTGGTTTGCCTCGATTTGAATCAATTGTTGAGGGTCCAAATTTCTTGGGATATAGAAATCCAAACCTGCATCACCTGCATTACCTCTCGATGGAGTCTTTACGTCTCTTACTTTAATAAATCTGAATCTGTTCATAATATATTACATTGTTTTAAAAGTTGTCCAAAGGTTAATCCTCTTTGAGGAGTTACTCCGAGTGAATGACAGAATCTTTCTACGTCATATTCACCCTGCATAAACAAATCAGCAAGAACATCGTCCTGCCGTACATAATAATTTGGGTTATTAAGATATAACTTAAACATTGCCCATATCATTCTTAACTTACCTACTTTTCCCATTGCATTCTTTATAAAGTTCTCTAATACGTTTCTTAGGTACTTCGAATTTCTCAACTGTCTTTGAGATAATTTCTTTTCTGTCTTTCCCTTTCCGAATCAAGCTTCGGATGAATTTCTTGATACCAACTGTGTCTTCTAATACATCCAAATCTTTGTATTGATTCTTCTGTTCTAATTCTTTCCTTGTAATGTTCAAGTTCTGGGACATCTTGAATGCACACAGTTCTGAATCTCCGCATAATTTACATTCTTTAGTGGATAAATCATACCCAATACCAAAGCATGGGTCTCCATTACTTCCCAATTGAGAGATATCCAAGGGTGTTAGGATATCCTGCTTGGTTAAGTCGGGAAGCATTTGTTTTTTCTTTGCCATAATTAATCATCTATTTTTTTTTCTGTTAGTCTTATGACTGAATCTCCAATCTTCAATTCCGACTCATACAGTGGTAAGTAGGAATGTCCAATTGCATTAATAAATAGTTTCCTGATATCACCCAAGTGTTGTGAGTAACGAGAATCAGTATAAGTTAGTACTCTAACCTGTAGCCCTGAACAGAAAGATAAATCAAAATATACCTTATATTCATTAGCCATTACCTGGATTGATTGTATATCTGATATCCATACCAGGGTAGTACAGTTAAAAACATGGAGAGGAGTTTGTTCCTCTCCGATTATCTTATCAATGAATTTCTTATATAACTTAGTAATCATAACTTTTGAGTGTTACATTTTGATATTTACAATGAGGACAAGTCCAATCCTTAGTATGCCAAGGACCTCTTAAATCCTTTATATCGCTTTCCTTGAATTTCTTCTTGCAATGATGACATTTGTATTTATATACATCGTAATCATACTGAGATGAATAGAGATAAAGTATTCCGATTATCACTCCCAGTACTGTTAGTATTAGTAGTAAGTATTCCATATCTTTTAATTTAATGATTAATAATGCCCTATGTCCCTCTATTAGATTAATTACTTCCTCCTACCGGAAAAAGTAATTATCCATAGTACTTAATAGAACAGATTAAGTAAGGTATTCTCATAAAGAATGAATAGGATGATTCTTCCATATCTTCTCTAACAGAATAACTTTCAATTCTTGTTTTTGATAATACTGCTTCCTATGTTTACCATGCCTATTAAGATAAGGACCTGGATAATGTAAGTCATCAAGATAAACCTTTTTCTTTGAGGAATCTGTTCTAACCAAACGACCAAGGAACTGAATAGATTTTTCTTGGCTATCCATACTGGCAGCATTAAGTAAATACCTAAGCTTAGGAAAGTTTTTACCTCGAGCAATGATTGTGGTTGATACTAAGATATCAATCTTACCTTCCCTAAAATCCTTCATTATTTGTTGTCTTATCTTTGAAGGAGTATCTACATGCACACAGGCAATATTATATTTGCTTCCTAGTTTCTTTTTAAAGTATTTGCATAAATTCTCACAGTGTGCAATAAATTTACATACTACGAGTGCAGGATATCTATCTTGTTTAAGATTCCATTTAAGTCGAGAATAAACCATTCTCTTTGCATACTTATTGAAGGTAATAGAATCATCATATACTTCCTTATAGGATACTTCTTCTGATTCCCAATTACCATACCAGGGTTTACTTGGTACCATCTTTACAATTGTATGAGTTGAATAACCTTTCTTAATAGAATCCTTAAGTTTAAACTCCGCAAGTACTTTACCAAAAAATACCTCAAGATTCATATTCTTTACTTTATCCTTGGCAAGCTTACTCATATAAATGGTACCAGATAATCCTATACGAACTCTGGTATTAAATAAACGAGTAAGTACATTTTGATATTGCTTACTACCTGCTTGGTCAGCCTCATCTACCAAAACCATATCTACCTTAGATAGTTCATTCTGATAGAATCTCATGTTACGAGAAATAGATTGAACCATGCCAATTGTAAAGTTACTCCAATTTAATACTTTACCTTGAACAAATGTAATCTGTTCTCCTGGTAGGTATTTCTTAAATTCATCTCTAGCTTGATTT